AATTTCGGGACGGAATTCTATCACATGATCAAATCCTGCGGGAATATGCTCGTAGTTGTCAAATTCGTGGAGCACACCCGAGATCATGACCACGAAACGATGTGGCATGCTAGCCAGTGATGATCTGCTTGCGTATCGGGGCGATGCCCGTGGTGGCCTGGATCCAACTGTCTCGCACATCCTGTCTTGTTTCTGCTATCATGGCCCAACTAGCATTATTTAGTCTGACATTTTGACCTAGATCTGCGGAAAACAACCCGGGCATCATCTGCAGCCCTTGCTGGCTGATCACAGTGAGAATGGGATGCTCGATGATCATGTGATCTGGTCCAATCTCCACTATGCGGGCGATGAGTTCTTCGCCGGTGTTGAGTTTGAATGTGTAGATGTTGTTTGTTTCCAGTTTCATAGGCTTTGATCCGCAAGTGAGTTACGCAGTTCGATTTCAGACAGGATGTCTTCTGCAGTCATCTTACTTAAACCTGTCCATCCACCTTCAACAAATATCTTGCCGTCCATGAAGATCTGCGGCATGGTACGCAGCCCTTGATTGATGATGAATTCACGGGCTTCGGCATCTTGCTCGATGTTGATCTCGCGGAAGTTGATGTTTTTTGATTTTAAATAATTTTTTGCCTGCACACAATGTGGGCAGAGATTTTTTGAGTACACAGTCAGCATTACAGTGATAGTCCAGAGAGAGTGTTTGAATCTACGTCTTGGCGTGTGCCGCCTACCACGTAGGACGATATTTCGGTTTCTTGTGGTGCCACTTGTACGTCAGCACCTGCGATCCATTTGGCAGTCCAGGGCAAAGGATTGGACCCACCTTTGAAACTGGTTGGAAGACCGATGGCAGTCATTCTTTTATGTGCGATCCAATCTACATAGTCCGACAGCAGTTGTTGATTGAGACCGATCATTGATCCATCTCGGAATAGATACTCGGCCCAGGCTTTTTCTTGTTTGACCGCAGACTCAAACATTTCAATCATCTCTGCTTGTGTTTCTGCACGAATTTGAGCATAGTCGGCATCATCACCGGGCAACAGCTTCAGCATCTGCTGGGTGAATGCTAGATGCACGTTTTCGTCACGGGCGATGAACTTGATGATCTTGGCATTGCCTTCCATCTTTTTGAGTTCGGCGAACGCCCATGAACAGGCAAAACTCACATAGAATCTGATGCCTTCCAATACGTTGACCGATGCCAAAGCCAACCACAGGCGTCTCTTGAGTTCGTATTCCGTGATCTCATGAGGCTTGCCATTGATCACGTGTGATCCTGGACCCAGCATCTGATAGGCTGTGCTGTACTCTACTAGATCATCATAGTAACGTGTGATATCGTTGGCACACAGGATGATCTCTTCGATGTCCAACATCTCATCAAACACACGACCAGGATCACTGAAGATATTGCGGATGATGTGTGTGTAACTGCGGCTATGTATGGTCTCGGAAAAGGTCCAAGTGGCGATGAATGTTTCTACTTCAGGCAATGTGGTGATGGGCAAGAAGCCCAGGCTGGGACTGCGACCTTGCACGGAATCCAGCAGGATCTGGCGTTTGAGATTGGCAGTGAATATGTGCTGTTCCCAGGGTGTGAGATCTTTGTAGTCCTTGGCATCACGCAACACATCCACTTCTTCGGGACGCCAAAAGAATCCCAACTGCTTGTCAGTGAGTTTGTCGAACTGTCGATACTTCAGTGTGTCATATCTTTGCATACCCACACCACCTAGAGGATCCAGGAAGGCCAGGCTGGTGGTGTGGTCTCTGTTTTTACGTAGGTTTAAAACGCTCATTTTGTTCTCGGTTAGATTGTACAGGCTTCACAGGCATCATCGGCCTGCGAGGTGATTTCGGGTGCGGAGATTATCACGGATTTGTTCATGCGATCCACGTCAATCTCACCAGATCCGTCATAGGTGTTGAAATAATACAGTTGCTTGCCTCCGTACTTGTAGAACATGATCAGGTGCTTGAGCATGTCGCTCATGGGTATCTTTTCATCCTCGTAGTGTTGTGGATTGTAACTTGTGTTAACGGAGATGCCTTGGTCGATGTACTTCTGCAGCACGGCCATTATCTTCAAATAGCCTTCGGGGCTGGGCTGATCCCACAGCAGTTCATACTTGTTCTTGAGCCGGCGATATTCTGGCACTACCTGACGCAACACACCATCCTTGCTCTGCTTGATGCTCACATAGTTGCGAGGTGGTTCCACTCCGTTGGTGGCATTGCTTATCTGTGCCGACGTTTCTGCTGGCATCAAAGCCATCAAGGTGGAATTACGTATGCCATGCTCACGCAAGGCCGCACGCAGTCCTGCCCAGTCCACTAGATCCTGGTGTGGCACTAGTTCATCTACTTCACGCTTGTAGGTGTCTACGGGCAGGATGCCTTGATGGTAGCGTGTTTCACTGCTCTTGGGGCAGGCACCCATTTCACGAGCCAGATCCACTGACGCACGGATCAAGTAGTAGGACCAATGCTGTGCCCAGCGATCTACTTCGGGCAATGCTCGAGGGTCGCTGTAAGACAGATCGTTCTTGGCCAACCAGTAGGCCAAGTTGATGATGCCCACGCCCAAGGGGCGGCGATTTTCTGTGGCGATCTGGGCAGCGATGATGGGATAGTTCTGATAGGTTAACAGAGCATCCAGGCCACGCACAGCCAAGGTACAGGCACGTTCCATATCTGTAGGTTCGCGGAACACTCCCCAGTTGATGGCACTCAGCGTACACAGAGCGATTTCTCCCTCAGGGTCGTTGATGTCTGTGAGAGGCTTCGTGGGCAGATTGATTTCGCAGCAGAGATTGCTCTGCCGGATGGGTGCTAGTTCGGGCACGAAGGCACCGTGTGAGTTGGCATGATCCACGTTCATGAGATAGATACGACCGGTATCCTTGCGTTCCTGCATGAATGCCGAAAACAACTCCACAGCCTTGATTTTCTTTTTGCGTAGTTTGGTATTGCGTTCGGCTGTTTCATACAGTTCGCGGAAACGATCCACATCAGTATAGAACGCATCTCGCAGTTCGGGCACGTCGTGCGGTGAGAACAGGGTGATATCGCCGTTGTTCAACAGTCTTTCGTACATGACCTTGTTGAACTGCACACCATAGTCCATGTGCCTCACACGATTGTCGTCAGTGCCTTTGTTGTTTTTCAGCACCAACAAATCTTCTACTTCCAAGTGCCAGATGGGATAGTACAGGGTAGCAGCACCGTTACGCACACCGCCTTGGCTGCATGAACGGGTGGCTGCCTGGAACAATTTGTAGAAGGGAATCACCCCGGTATGATAAGCATCACCATTGCGTATGGGGCTGCCCAGGGCACGGATCCTGCTGGCACCGATTCCGATGCCGGCTTTTTGGCTCACGTACTTTACTATGCTGCTGGCAGTGGCATTGATCGAATCCAAACTATCATCAGTTTCGATCAACACACAGGACGAAAACTGCCGCATGGGTGTGCGTACTCCAGCCATCACAGGGGTAGGCAGGCTGATCTCGTGCGTGGATATAGCATCATAATAATCACGCACCCACATCAAGCGTGTGTCTCGAGGATAGGAGGCGAAAAGAGTGGCAGCGATCAAAGCATAGGCCACCTGTGGAGTTTCGTAGATGTCTTTTGTGACACGATTCTGCACCAGATACTTGCCGCGGAACTGCTCCATGGCTGCATAGGTCAACTGTTCATCGCGTTCATGGCGGATAAATGAATTGATACGATCCCATTCTTCTTCAGAGTAGGCTGTGAGCAGTTCTTGATCATAGAAACCGGCCTGTACATTTTGCCGTACCAGAGCCATCACGTGCCAGGGCTCGAATTGTCCATATACCTGCTTACGCAAATGATAGCAGATCAACCGGCCGGCCACGTATTGGTAGTTGGGAGTTTCCTCAGAAATCAAATCTGCCGCGGACTTGATCAAGGTTTCTTGTATGTCTGCTGTTTTTATTCCGTTGTAAAACTGTATATGACTTTTAATTTCTACTTCACTGGCACTTACGCCTGTCACACCTTCTGTGGCCCAAAAAACCACGCGGTGTAGTTTTTCTATGTCTAGAGATTCTCGGTCGCCGTTTCTTTTTTGTACTTGTATCTGTGTCATCTATCTATCCGTCAAATGATGTATTGCACGGCGGTTTAGCCGTTGATTGATCGTGAACTGTTTTGATGGGATATTTAACTTATCGCTCGTGTGCCAATTCAATATATATTTTCTCTGGTTCACCAGGACTAAATTGCCCTGGTCAGTGTCCGCTAATTCCACCGCTGTGATATCATCACGCTCGATCATTGAAACAGTATACATGATTCCCAGGGCACGAGCAAGATCGCAATAGATATTGTCGCTCAAAAGTTCCCAGGGCGTGGGCCAACGGTCGCGGTCATCCCAGTGTAGATAATACGGTTGCCATGGTGTTTGCTGCCACCATGCATCAATCTCGGTCAATGCTTGTACTAGGGGTGATTGGATGCAGTGATTGCGGAGATCGGCCCAGGCTTGGAGCCTTGCGGAATAATCCTGAGGCCACATCAGGCTAGATGTGATAAGGAATAGGTCAATGTTCCGGTGGAACCGGTATTGGTGGTGGTGTATATAACCGTGACCGTGGTGCCCGATTGTGTGACATCCAGAGTGACTCCTGTGTCAAAGGTTTCGGTATAGTCATCGGTGTAGGCCTGGCTCAAGGTGCTGCCATCGCTGATCTTGCTTGTCACAGTCAAGGTGCCATGCCGTATCTCGCCGCCTCTGCTGATGGTATAATCCATGGCAAAGGCCTGTGTCTGGCTGGCATTGGTGGTGAAAATGGCCTGATTGGTCTGATTATTGGCTAGAGTAAAGGTCCTGCCAGTTTCTCTGCTGTACCTACCAATCTGCAGTTGTGTGCCGGTGGTTGTGACACCTCCGGTGATCTGCACCCGAGGATACACGATGTTGTCAGCATCACTACGCTCAAACATGTCTGATATGCTGACATTGTTGTCGTTGCCGAACAACACAACAGGCGTCGCGGGATTGGAAGTGAACTCTAAACCCACAGCGTAGAAAGTGTTGTAGGCCGAAGCATTGAGGCTGACATCGTCATAGATGATGCCTTCGGCGTAGATCAAGTCAAAACTATTCGTGACAGCACGGAACCCCGTGGCACCACCGTTGATGGGCGTGCCTGCTCCCAGCACGATGCCCTGGTACAAGGTATTGAAATCACTATTGCTGACCGTGACACCCTGGATCTCTTCGTCGGTATTGACACCATATGTGAGTCCAGCGAATCTGCATTTATCGAAGGTGATCTGGTTACATACCAGGCTACCAGTGGAATTGAAACGTACCCCTGCTACGTTGTCGGTGGCACCATC